AGATGCATCGGATAACCCTAAATCTTTGTTCTGGAAAATCGATTTTATTCACGAGAATCTGCCGCTCTGGTTGATGCCGGCTGGATTCACGAAAAAAATCCACCGCCTGAAGTTCCACATCAAAAATCCCGAGAATGGGAGCGTGATCGATGGAGAAGCCACAACAGATCAAGTAGCCAGAGGTGACCGGCGAACCGCCATTCTCCTTGATGAATTCGCTGCCGTTGCCCAAGGCCATAAAGTACTTGCAGCCACAAGAGACGCCACTAACAGCCGATTGTTCAACTCGACGCCGCAAGGAATCAACAACGCCTACTACACCGTCCGGCAGACCGGTATACGTCGATTACGTTTTTTCTGGACAAGTCATCCTGTTAAATCGAAGGGGCTCTACCGTATCAAGGAAGATGGTAAACTCGATATCATAGATGAAGAGGGCTATCCGAAAGGATATAAACCGGTTTACGAGCCTGGGCCGAATCGGAACTGGAATCCTCGATCGCCGTGGCTGGATGAGCAAGACAGACGAGCTGCTACTCACCAGGAAATTTCACAGGAGATTATGATTGACTACCTTGGTAGTGGTCATCAATTTTTCTTGGCTGAGGCAATCTCAGAAGCGAAAGAAAAGTACGCTCGCCCCCCCGCTATGATTGGATCGCTCGGGTACGATCCCGTGACCGCAGAACCTTCCGGCTTCAAGGAGGATCCTAACGGACACATGAAGCTGTGGGCTCCCCTTGACAGAGCCGGAAAGGTGACGGTGGACTTCAAGTACGTTTTAGGCTGCGATGTTTCGGCTGGCGTTGGCTCCTCTATTTCGGTGGGGTCCGCTTACAACACAAGAACGAACGAGAAGGTTCTCGAATACGCGAATCCGTACGTCAGACCGGAGGAGTTCGCTAAGCAGATGGTGGCTGTTTCTAAATGGCTTCATAATGCTATGTTGATCTGGGAGAGTAATGGAGTTGGGCGTCAATTCGGCGCTCGGGTGATGGATCTGAATTACGGAGACGTATACTATCGCAAGAAGGAAGATACGATAACCAAAAAGGAGACGCTTACTCCAGGGTGGGCTAGCTCTAAGGAGACAAAGCTCGTGCTTCTCGGGGAATATCGTCTTGCGGTCGAGAGGCAGAAGATATTCAATTTTTCTGGTATCGCCCTGGATGAATGCCTGGAATATATCTTTAATTCCATGGGTGGCGTGGAGCACTCGAAGGAATCCAATAAAGAAGATCCGACTGGAGCTAGAGAAAATCATGGTGATCGTGTCATCGCTGATGCTCTCGCCTGGCGAGGCATGACAGATCGCAAGCCATCCATTCAAGAGGATTCGCCGGATGCGCCTCCAGGATCCCTAGCTTGGAGAATTGAGCAACAAAGACATCAAGAGAGAGAAGAGAGTCGAGAACTTTCAACCGCGGACGGTTGGTAATAATCAGAAAGAAAAAAAATGGCACGTCAGATTAACATACTAGATGACGCGGAATTCGAGCGACTCAGAAATTCAATTGAGTGGAGCGACCGCCAACTTGAATACCCAAGGCTCAAAAGATTAGAGGGAATTCGCGAGTTTGCTGGATTCCATTACTCGGAGGATGCAAGCCCGAAGAGAGTCCCTGTCCCGTTCCTGAAAATGGCGGTTGGGATTTACATTCGACTCCTTGCAGCAAAAGCTCCGAGAGCGCTTATAACCACTAAAAAGAATGGGCTTAAATCTACTGCCGCAAATTTGGAGCTCGCAGTCAACGAAATCCCGCAAGAGATCGGATTGCAGAAAACATTGCAAGAGTTGGTACTTGAGGCGCTTTTTTCTATTGGCGTAGCGAAAGTTGGCCTTGCCGATAGCGGCGAATTGCTTGGACGCCGTGTCGGAAAGCCATTTGTCGATATCGTTACACTTGACGATCTTACCGTTGATATGTCAGCGAAGGATTTCTCTCAGGTTCAGTATGTCGGTAATCGATATTGGATGAATTATGATGAGATTATGGAGGGCGGCTTTTTCCCGAAAGCAAAGATCAACGGATTACAGTCGGATCCATATACCGTCATCGGCCAAGCAGGAGAAGAGAGAGCAGAAGGGATGCAGCAGGATGAATCGGCTCAGCTTTTCAAGGAAAAGAAACTATTGAGGGATGTCTGGCTCCCAGAAGAGGGTGTCTTTCTGACTTACGCAGTGAATGACGACAAGATTCTAATGGAAAGAGAATGGACTGGTCCTGAATTCGGGCCATACTATTATCTTTCCTTCGGTAAGGTTCCGGGGAACCTCATGCCTGCACCTCCGGTTTTATCTTGGCGAGATCTTCATGAGCTTGGGAATTCACTTTACCGAAAACTCGGACACCAGGCTGACTCCCAGAAAACAGCCCTTGGATTTGCTGGTGGCGATGATGAAGGAGCGAAGAATTTCAAAAATGCTCGTGATGGAGACGGAATTAGGTACAAGGGTCAAAAACCAGAGAGGCTCACGGCTGGCGGTGTTGATCCGTCGACTTTGGCGTTTTTCATTAACACTAAGGATATTTTCAGCTATTTCGCCGGCAACCTTGACTCCCTTGGTGGGCTTGGCGTACAGAGCGATACTGTTGGGCAAGACAAGCTAATCAGTGCTGCGTCTAGTGCTCAACTTAAAGACATGGCGTCTAGTGTGGTTGACTTCTCTCGTAATATTTTTAGAGCCCTTGCTTACTACGAGTGGAATGACCTTTTTCGGACACGAGAACTTGAGCGACCAATCCCAGGGACAGATATTAAGCTGGTTGTACCATGGAACCGGAATTCGCGGCAAGGTGCTTTCGACACGTATGATTTGGATATCGATATCTTTAGTCTTCAGGATGATTCTCCGTCTGCAAAATTACAAAAGATCAGTCTCGTGTGGCAACAGTGGGTTCTGCCGATGCTGCCGTTCATCGAACAAGCCGGTGGACAGCTCAACGCTAAGTCGATTCTGGAAACTGTAGCCAAATATGCCGACGTCCCAGAGGTCGCAGAGATGATCCAGTTCTACGACGGGTTCAGCACTGACGAAGTCGGGAATAAAGAGACGACGAAGTCTGAACCGACAAATACTACTAGGACTTACGAGCGCGTAAATCGCCCCGGGGCCAGCGACCGCGGAAAGAGTCAAATACTCCAGCAGGCGTTATTGGGGGGCACTCCGCAAGCCAGTGAGGCTGCATCTCTCACGCGACCCTCCTCTTGATTAACAATGAAATTCATGGTATAATAGCCCTCATGCACGGAGACTAGTGATGCCCACTTATTGCTACAGAGCGCCGGACGGTGAGGTTTTCGATAGAGAGTTTTCCGCCGGGAAGGCTCCCGATGTGGTTACCGTGGTTTATATGCACGGTCAGAAGAAATGTTACCGCGACCGTCAGGCAGAAGTCGCAGGAATGCACGTATCGGTAGTCGGTAGCGAGAACCGAACCAGGCAGCCCAATAACACCTGGCCAATGCCGCCATGTCATGCGAGCGGGGTCCATGCAGATCAAGCTCAGGATCTCAGAGATCACTTTAAGGCAAGCGGTGTAAATGCAGAGGTTACGAGCGATGGTGACCCCATTTACACCTCAGCCGCCCAGCGACGAAAAGCGCTAAAGTGCCGGGGAATGCACGATAGGAACTCGTTCGATTGACTGAAACTCATACAAATGGCTTTGTAACGAACTCCTAAACCCACAGGTAGAAAAATGGCAGACGAGCCAACGCTAGAACAAGAAATTGATCAGGCTGTAGAAGAAAGTGTAACGGAAGATACTGTAGAAGAAACAAGAGAAGGCGATGTAACTCCTGAAGAAACCAAAGAGACTTCAGGCTCAGCGGATGAAGAAAACATTATTCCGGAGGATACTCAAGAGGAGTCTGAAGAGGACACCCAAGTAGGCGATGAATCGTCCGATAAAAAATCGGAGGGTACTCAAGAAGATTCCGCAGAGGATACTCCGGTAGAAATTACTCCCGGAACACTGGCCGTCGCAGTAAGCAGTGGCCTTACGTTGGAACAAGCCCGATCCTTCAGAAGCGAAGAGGCACTCTCAGAGTTTAATTCAAGAGTGCA